ACCGTTGACTACTAAGTGTGTTATTTCCATTATATCCTAAAGCTTTCTCCACACCCACAGCGATCACGTTCGTTTGGATTTCTGAATTCAAAGCCTTCATTTAATCCGTTTTTAGCATAATCAACAATCATGCCTTGAACATATGGGGAACTTTTAGGATCTATGTATATAGCACACCCATCACATTCCACTTTTACATCACTGTTTATCGGTGAATCGACAAACTCTAGTACGTATGCAAGTCCTGAGCATCCGGTAGTTTTTACAGCTATCCGTATTCCCGAGCCTTTTCCTCTTCTTTGTATTTGCTGTTTTATCTTCTTGATTGCCGATTCAGTAGCTGAAATCATTTTTATCCAGTGGCTTTTTTAGCCATGCCTGCAACAATGCTTTGACTCTCATCTTCAGGTGGTGCTTCTGGAGTACCAAATCCTTTGAAAACAATATTGTCGCCTTGGATATTAGAGATAAGATTTTTTAGAGGAAGTTTTTTAATCATATCGTACAAGTCTGTCTTGTCGTATATGATATCATATTTTTTCAGATATTGCAAGAAATCGGGAACTGACATGTTAGGGTCAGCTTCCCCTTGTTCTAAGTCTGATTTGAGCTGGTCAGCTATGGCTACAAGTTTTGTAATCATAGGATCAGCAAATTCGTAGAGGCGCATTAATTACCTTTTGGCACGGCCCACTGCACCACCTACATCTGGTTCAGGTTCTTCTAAATCAGGACCCATATCAGTAGTCACATCAGAGTCCATGTCTGCACCTAATTCGGCATCCATTCCTGCATCCATGCCGTCCATTTCGTCACCCATACCTGCATCTAATCCAGCATCCATGCCAGCATCAGCGAAGCCGCCGCCCTGGCCAGTGATACTGTCACGAGCAGACTTCAATGCAGAGAAAGCTTCTTTCAATGCCCCGCTTAAGGTATCTAGTTGACCGGAAACTTGGTCGTTGTATGATTGTGCTTCATTGACACCAATCTCAGATTCAATAGAATCGACCAATGCAGGTAGTTCTTTGACTTGCATTTGACCAATGCTCTCTAGCATTTTTTGTACGCTATCTACTAGGTCTTGTGCTGCCAAAACAACTTGAGACTTGTCTACTTCCTCATTCTCTACAACGATACGAGTTCTTGGTTGACTCAATAATTCATTGTAACGTTGAACTAGAGCCTGTTCCATAAATATAAGTTTCATGTAGCTAGGGCTAGTTTGGTTTCTGTGGAAGTCAGCAGATTCTTTGGCTTCATTTGCCAAAGTGCGGACTTTTTGTAGCATTTTCTGCGTGTCATTTTTTGTCATGCCTGTTACATCAAAGGACATTTTATAGTTCTCTGATAGTGCTGTAGGAGCATAAGCTTTTTTGTCAAAATCGGTTAATTTCATAGTTGTATTCCAAACGTTATAATATATTTATCTTTTTGCTACAAACTTTCTAGTTTGCCAGCTTTTAGTCTCATTTACAAATGAAGATAACTCTGTTATCATTTGCTTTCTTTTTACCTGTTCTTCACTTAATTTAGCGATATAAATCAGTTGATTTTCAGTATTACTGGTCTTTCTGATGAGATTTTTGTGAACCTCAATACTAACTTCAGTGCCGGCTAACATGTTGTCTAAGTATTCTATTCTTCTGGCCTGTGTAAATTTTGTTCTATTTTCAAAAATACACCAAGTCAATGCGTTTTTTAATGATGAGAACATTTTGACATCAGAGTTATACTTGAGATGAACTTCATATCCAGTTTTAACTTGATGTACGGTGTATCTATTAAAAAATTCATAGCTACCATCATTATTTTGAATCATTGAGATATCAGACATGTTCTGCAAAAATTCTTTGCTAAGAAACTGGCTAATCTTGTTAAGCATTACATCATTCATATTCTACTGTAAAATATATGTTTTTTAATTCGTCACTTGTGTCTAAGAAGCTAGGAAGCTTTTCCCACTCAGTGCCGCATCGTATCATAGGTACATCATTGCAATCATTATACAATGCACCTAACTCTGATATACCATCATTGAATACACTATGATGGTGAATGTCGAATGAAAACTTCCAACATGGGTAAGTCTCATCTTCTAACTGTTGAAACAGAAATCCAAAATTATCAAACTCATCGAATTTTATATCGACTCGTTTTGGCATCGACACTATTTCTGGTTGTGATCTCAGTGAGATTACTTGCAATATTGTATCAAAGTTTGCTTGAGTGTTTCTTTTTTTAATCCACTCAGTCATTTCTTGGTCATCGCCGGGCCGGGAACGATTCAATACACCAGTTTGTGTAATATCGAATAAGGTATGACAAGTGATTCTAAAACTCATACAGTATTTAGAGAGGTAAAAAAAACCCGAGAATAAATCTCGGGTTTTTTGTTTAAGTTAAAATTAACCTGTGAATGTAGCAGAAGCTGCAACAGAAACGTTAGCACTTGTCCAAGCCGCTGTTAAAGCGGTGTCAAGTGTAGCAGTTGTCCATGCGCCAACTGGGTAAATAGCGATTGCTAATGTGTCATCTGTAGCGTTTGTGTACTCATAGATGTGCATAGTAGCTAATTGCTCAACAGTTTGAAACACTGTAGCGATGTTGTCAGCAACCTGTGAACCGTTACCAGTAATCGTGAAGAAGTCTAGCTTAGGACCTTGAGGCTGAACTGTAGCCGCAGAAGTTAAAGCATTGACGCCAGAGTTTGTGTACGCTGGGCTATCGTAGTTGATTAGAGGTAAAAAGTCACCGTTAACTCTTGTAAATTGTGCCATGATAAAATATCCTTAAAAAATTTGAATCCTACTGATTCATGTATATATTTATGCCTGGCACAAAAAAATGTCGGTTTTGGCTTATCTTCCGGCGAGATTTTGGCGTGAAAATCCCATACGATCTACAAACTTCAATCCATGACTGACAAACCCCTCTTGAGTTTGTGTACCATCGTCCAAGTAACCTTTGACAGGACTTGCTTCTGCTGCCTTGTTTAATTGAGCTACTATACCCATTTTCATGTTATACAGTGCTACCCAAATCTCAAATGCGCCCTGAACTCCTGCTTTGTTTTGTTCTAAGTGATTGTCTATTTTAGCTCTCATTGAGTCTGTCATTGGACGAGTAGCAACATAATCATAAAAACCTTGCATTAAATCATTAAGATTTCCTTGCACAATTCGCTTGTTGATGTATGTAGTGAATAAACCATTAAAAGTGTTTCTAGCTTGAGGGGCTGAATTCATCAATTCATCTACTGATTGTCCGTACTTTTGTATCACTGCACTTGCTTTTTTAGCTGCGGCATTGTCTAATTTTAATGTTGGCGCAATCGGCATTTTAGCAGGAACAATAGCTACGTTGCTGTTGTTCTTTAGACTTCCGATAGTTCCGTCTAATGGCGTAGCATCATCAGTAGTCATTGCATTTGCAGGTATAAACTGGTGAACAACGATAGCTGCCTGCTTTCCGTTAAATAATTGCCCTACTTCGCTATCGGCTTCAACTGTATAGGCAATACCATTAGGGTTAGCCTTAAATTTGTACATGCCATTCTGGTCTTGTAGAGGTTGAGAAAACAATAAGTCACCCCAGTAATAACCCTTGCTTCTATCTGACTTTTCTAGTCCAGGCCAGAGATCAGCAATAATTTGATGTAGGTCTCCTCTGTTAACCCCACGTGCCATATCATATTGTACAAACTGTTCAGGACTGTAGACTTGACGACCGGTGCCGTCTTTCTTGTTGAACATGTGTTTGTCCATGATGCTGAATCTACCCTGACTATCACGACCGAAGATCAATGCAGGATATCCGTCCCACTTGATAGTTACTTTTTCAGGGTTTTGTACGGTGTCGACCATAGATTGAACTGCTCTAGTAGCGCCTTGGACACCCCCTAAAAATATCAAATCTTCGGGATGATCTAAATGTCCCTTGTCTTCTAATAAAGAATCCGGTTCTGGCGCCTCGAAATCAGCAATAAGATTTCTTAAACTTGATAGTGATTCAGATAGGTTCATTTATATATTTCTTTACTTAGTTGCAACACCAGTGG